AATAAAGTAAGTCATGGAAGAAATAAACACCGAAATAATAGATATGTTCGAACCTTTATTAAAAGGTATTTTTGGAATTGAGGAAGAAGAAGAAACAGATGAAACATTTATATAAAACTTAAACCAATGGAAAAAATAGAACGAATCAGAGATAATGAAGTCTTAATTGATGGAATAAAGTACATCAAAGATGAGCATGAACCTGAATTTAAAGTACCAGAATGGGTTAAATGGAGATATCGTGGAGAGACAAAGATATTTTATGTTGTATCTAAAATAGGTGATTATGGTTTTGAAGTAGAAAATGGCAGTCATTGTGAAATAAATAATTGCTGTCCCGCCACACCCGATGAAATCGAATCCCACCTGAGAAAGATTTGTGATGAGAAGTATATCGGGAAGAAAGTGAAATGTTTACATTGTGGAGAATATACAATTATTAATACTCCACATCCTTCAGGTTATGATAAAAAATATGACCAATTTTGGATGATAGCTTCAAATAGTGATGGTGTTTGTGTTTATGAACAAGGCAAATTCGCATCTATAATCCCTGATAAGAAAAAACTGCCAAAGACAAGAGAAGAATTTAAGGTATTTCTAAATGATTATGATTATGAAAGAGCTATATGTGATGATGAGTTTACTATTAATATATATCTTAACGAATACGAAATACAATGAGTTATCTATCTGACATAAAAGTAACAACCAGGTATCCTATTGACTGGGAGACGAGCAAAAGAATAGCAGAAGCTACAAAGGCATTGTTATTACCTGAATCTAACCTGGATAGGAATGACCCTGAATCGTTGATGTTCCGGGGAGGCGAAATGAGTGATGAGGAATATGATAAATATTTCGGGACAGAGCAGGAACATTTACTTAATGAATAAAATTATGGCAATTTATAAAGTATCTTATGGAAGTATGACAGCGACTTATGGACCGTCATTTATCGAAGCTGATTCGCCTGAAGAAGCAAAAATTAAATTTGGTAATTGTTTTTCAGCAGGGGAAAGGGCATTTTGTATGACTGCACGAGAAGTCTCTGCGAGGGAAATCCAACAGGCTTTGCTTGATAAACAACAAAGAGATAATGAATAACATAAAATTGAATTATTAAAATAATAATAATGAATAAGATAGAAGCAAAAATAGAAGCATTAAAAATTGCAAGTATTGTAATCAATGAACTTGAAGGAAGTGATTGTACTAATGATCAACAAGTTAAAGATGAATTATATAAAATTGCAGTACAATTAGCAAAAAAAGCAGATGAATTAAGACATAAAATTGAACTATTAAAATAACTTAAAATTAAAACAATGGAAAACGATTTTATAATTTCTGCTAATCTTAGAGAGTGCAATTATGGATCTGATGAGTGGAAAGAAGCGAAGGGTTATATATCAAAATCAGGGATTATAAGACTGAAAGAATCCCCGGATCATTATAAAAATGGAGAACCATTTATTGAAACTCCGGAAATAATCTTCGGTCGCATGTACCATTGTTTTGTTTTCCAACCTGAAAGGTTTGAGAAAGAATATTTTGTCTTTGATGAACAGATAGCTATTGATGCTATGATAGCAAGAGCAAACGCAGAGGGAAGGGATATTCAGAAACCACGTGCAACAAAAGAATATAAAGAATGGTATGAGGGGCAATTAAAACAGGCCGAAGGAAAAACGATGATTGACAGGGAGCAGCACGAGAAATTAAAGGGAATGAAAAATAAATTACTTCAGCATCCTTATGCAAATATCTTAATTAGTAAGGGAATCCCGGAACAGGGAATTATCGGTGAACTCGAAACAGCAGTCGGAAAAATAGGTGTGAAACTTATACCTGATCTCCGAAATGATAATAAGCGAATTTGTATTGAACTTAAAACAACAAAAAATGCTTCTAAAGAAGATTTTCCAAAAGAAGCAGCAAATTACAATTATCATATTCAAAGTGCTTTATATGCTGATATGCTGGAATTATTCTATAAAGATAACCGACCTGTAAAATTTATTTTTATAGCTCAGGAAAAAAGGCTACCTTATGCTTTTAATATTTTTGAGTCGTCACCAAAATTCAATGGCCAAGGACGTTATGAATATGAGATGCTTCTACAACTTTACAAGTATTGTATGGATAATGATTATTGGCCGGGATACCAGGTATTTTGTCCAAATAAATATGGTATTCTTGATCTTGACTTACCCGGATGGGCAATAAAAGATTTGACATATTACGATCATAAAACTAAGAAAAATGGAAAATAAAAATCTACCTTCGATTAATGATCTTTTGTCTGAAAAAGTTGTTAAAGCCGGACAAAATGATTTGAATGTACTTTTAAATCAACCACCGCCTAAAAAATGGGTGAAAGATCATCCTATTGCAAAAGGAGTTAAATATTTACCTATTGAAAGAGTAGAATATTTACTTACTCGAATATTTATTCGTTGGAATGTAGATATAAAATCTATTCAGGCTATTGCTAATAGTGTAGTTGTAACTATAAGATTACATTATCAGGATAGACTTTCAGAAGAAATGCTTTGGCAGGATGGAATCGGTGCAGCTCCTATTCAAACAGACAAAGGAGCAAAAGCAATGGATTGGAATGCTGCAAAGTCAGATGCAGTTATGAAAGCTGCTCCGGCTGCTGAAAGTTATGCAATAAAAGATGCAGCAGAAAAAATAGGTAAGTTATTTGGAAAGGACTTAAACCGTGCTGATCAGATAATGTATGATTCTCTGGTTGGCAAAATAAAACAAGAAGATAAACATAGTGAATTATTTGATGAACCTAAAAACGAAAATAATGAGTAGAATTAGCGGAAAATTAAATTTACTTAATCTTCACGGAGTAGTGAAAATGATTAAGGGGAAACTTGGAGACGTGGAATGTTTGGTTATTCCACTTGAAATAAATAATCTTTTTAAAGGGGAGAAAGGAATTTACTTGGATATAATTGCTTTTGAAGTTTCTCCTGAAAAACGCAATTCCGAAAGTAAAGATACACACCTTGTAAAACAATCCTTTTCAAAAGAAGTCAGGGAATTAATGAGTGAGGATGATTTGAGAAAACTCCCTATTTTGGGAAACCTTCAAGTATGGGAAGGGATACAGGAGCAGGAAACAGTAAGCAGTTCTGAAACACTTAGTGATGAAGACGACCTGCCTTTTAATTAAGGGTTTTCTGTAATCCTGTAAAAATAAAACAGAAAATTGTAAAGTGAAGAATAATAATTATCTTTGGAATCGGATAGGTGGAAGTAATTACCCGCCGAACGGGAAACCAGAAATCCCTTCCGATTCTTTTTGTTCTGGATTATTTAAAAAACTGGTTATGACGGGAATATATAAAATACAATCGAAAATTAAACCCGAACGGATTTATGTTGGGAGTGCAATTAATATTTTGCATAGATGGCATGTACATTTAAGTGATTTGAAATTAAATAAACATAGTTCTATTAAACTTCAGCGACATTTTAATAAATATGGTAAAGAGGATTTGATTTTTATTATTCTCGAATTATGTTTTCCTGAATTTTTAATAGCCAGAGAACAATATTATATGAATAAGTTAAATTCATATTTTAATATTTGTAAGATAGCGGGAAGTCAATTAGGTTTTAAACATTCAGAAGAATCAAAGGGAAAGATGAGAGATGCATTTACAGAAGAACGTATAAAAAATCTAAATAAATCACGTATAGGCATGAAAAGAAAGCCCTATACAAAAGAACACAAAAGAGCTATTGGTCTTTCTAATTTAGGGAAAAGATATAAACAAAAGAATAAAAGTAATTGTCATTGTAAAAAAATAATTAATACAAAAACAGGACAAATATTTAATTCTATAACAGATGCGGCTAATAATATAGGAATAAGTAGAAATGCGTTATATTTATTATTTAATAGAAAAAAAAATACAAAATATTTTTTTCAATATTATGAAGGATGTAAATTTTTATAACCTCGTTGATTTTTATAATGCCGGGAGTGGCTTACTCCCGGTTAATCAGAAAGCACATGAAATAATTGAGCAATCTGACCGGGGAGAGGTTATATCATTTCTTGAAGTTACTCAAAGGGATCTGAAATTTCACCGTTGTTATATGTCGTTACTTGGTTATATTTATGATTATTTACCCAGATTCTTTCAAAAACAGGTTGAGAAGAAAAAGTTTTATATTTGGCTGAAACATCTGAAAGGTCAATACGAGGTGCTTTTTGAATTTGAGGACGGAACAAGATTAGTTGAATATGATTCTATTTCTTTCGGAAGGATGTCACAGAAGCGGTTTGAAAGTTATATCCGGGACCAACTTCCCTGGATTTATGAGAATGTTATCGGGCAATATTACGAAGGAAAAATGAAGGATGGCATTATTGAGACTATTGAAGAAGATTATAAAAAATTCTTTGCGAAACTATGACAAAACATTGCCGTATATATATGGAGTATTTTGACTACGGAGAACAAAGTTTTATCC